TTAAAAGAGGATTTTTTTGACAAGAGGGTAATAAAAAAATTAAGAAAAATTGCTGGTGGAGATACATATACAATTATTTATTTAAAATTGCAACTCTTGGCAATGAAAAACGATGGAAAATTATTTTTTGAGGGAGTAGAAGAAAATTTTGCTGAGGAAATGGCTCTTGAATTAGACGAAGATGCAGAAAATGTAAAAATTACTTTGATGTATTTAGAAAAAAATAATCTTATAGAAACTTTATCAGAAAATGAATTTTGGGTTAGAAAACATAGAGAGAATAAAAAAGCGTTACAATGTAACACTGATGTAACAGAGTGTAACAAAAACGTTACCCTAGAGAAAGAGATAGATAAAGATATAGATGATGATAGATTAAATAATAAATATATTGATTATAAAAAAACTCTAGCTGATGAAATGATAACTGAGATTAAAAAAATAATACCCAACCAACCGACCAATCAAGTCGAAATTATTTTAATGTCAGTATTTTCTCAAATGATTAAATCTGTTAATCATTTTGGGAAAGAAAAAGTTATTACAGCCTTGAATTATATAACTAACAATGACTATTTGAAAACAAGTGCAAATAGGAATCCTGGTCTTTTCTTTAAAAAATTCTTTGATATAGAAAATATTTACAAAATTCAAGCTGGGACTTATGAACAGCTTGAAAAAAAGGAAACACCTAGTTTAAAAACAGAAGAACAGATAGCAAAGGAGTATGATTTCAGTGAATTCGACAACGGATAATTCAACTTTAGAGTATCAAATAATTGGAAGACTTCTGACTTTTCCTCAAGAAATGCAGGAAGCTTTGGATATAGGACTTAAGAAAATAAACTTTTCTGATAAAGACTTGGGAAATCTTTATGAAGAAATGGCGGATAAATTTCTTGAAAAGGGTAGTTTTGATATAGCTGAACTGAACTGGGAAATAGATAGTCTGCTAGATATGATTGATAATCATGAAATAGTTGTGATAAGTACGGCAGTTCAAAAACTTATCAGTATTTCAAAAGAAAATTTTTTAACTAAAGAAACTGAAAAAATTTTAATGAGTTCTGAAAATCTTGATAAAAAGCTTGAAAAAATTCTTAAAGTGATTGAAAAAGTTGAAAATTCAGGAGATTCAAAAAACAGGGAATATGACATAAAAGACCTGATTAATGAGTGGTATCAGGAGCTTGGGAAAAAAGAAAATATTATTAATTTTCCTTTTTCAGAAATAAACGAAATATTTAATCTTGAAAAAGGAAGTCTTGTAACAGTAGGGGCAAGACCATCAATGGGTAAGACGGCTTTCGGGTTAAATGTTGTGTATCGTGTAGCAAAAGAAAAGCCAGCACTGTATATAAATCTCGAGATGAGCAGAAAACAAATAATAAATCGTCTTGCTGCAATAAATTCAGGGGTTGAATACAGAAAAGTTGAAAGAAAAACTGGAAGTGATGAAGAAATAACTAGAATTAATATGGCTATGAGCTATTTAAATGATATGAATTTAAAAATTTTAGACGTAGAAAATCCTGACTTCAAGAGAATTGTTAATCAGATCCGAAGATTACATCAAAGAAAAAAATTTGATGTAATCGTAATAGACTACTTGACTCTTATGCAGTCTTACGGACATCAGAACAAAAACCTTGAAGTTGAATATATGTCGAATAGATTAAAGCTTTTAGCTAAAGAACTGGACACTTGCATTATCATTCTAGCTCAGCTCAATAGAGGAGTTGAAGCAAGAACTGATAAAAGACCTATACTGTCTGATTTGAGAGATTCAGGAGGAATAGAACAGGCAAGTAACGTTGTAGCTTTTCTTCATAGGGAAGACTATTACGACAAGGAAAAGAAAAATATTGTTAATTCCGAAGTTGAATTTATAGTCAGAAAAAACAGGAGTGGAGAACTTGGAACAGTTCATCTAGGATTTCATCTACCAACTCAAAGAATGGTAGAAAAGAGGAGAGGATAAAATATGAAAACTAAATATCAGATTATAACCGAACTGGAAGACAGAAATATCAAAATTGACAAGGAAATAGATAAATTAATACAGGAAAAGCTGAACAACAAAGAGAAAATAGAACAGTTGAGCAGTTTTAATAAGGAATAACAATGATAAAAGATAGAGAAATAAGAAAAGCAATTGAAAGGCAAATCCTTGCACACAAAAGGAAGAAAAAGAAAGCTGCATATGATAAATTAGAGGAATTTATTTATAGCAAGGAAAAAGAAATAATAAAAAAACTTGAAAAATTCAAAATAAATAATGTAAATTCAAAAATTTTCATAACTGTTGGAAACGAAGAAAAACGTTGGGGAGACTTATTCCCAAAGAAAAAAATCTTTAAAGCAATAACAATATACGGGATAAAATTCAATGATTTTTATGGAGAAATGCAATTACTTGTTATCCCAGATTTAAGAACTGGAGGAATAAGAAATTTTCACATTGATGATTATGGTATTTTTTCTGATTCAAGCTTTATGGTTTATCGCTCTGAAGATATTTTTATGTATGCTGAAATTACAAAAATTTTAGAAGAAATCTATGAAGAGTACTTTAAAGATTTAAGAGGTATTTTTAAAAAAGAAATAACATATGAAAATATTGAATTATTACTGACAAAAAAAGAATTTGTTTCTGATAATTCCCAATTTTACTGGTTTTACACACTTGAAGGGATTTCAAGAGATGATTTTGAAAGATTGACACTGGGTTTGTATTATATTCCTATTGTGGATGAAAATTCTTATCCAGCAGAAATGGTTGATTATATTAACTTAGTTTATGATTTTCTGTGTCCTTTTTTTAAAAACAAGGAAAACTTCAAAAAAAAATATAATCATAAAATGCTTTTTGTCAAAGAAAGAAGAGAGATAGAAGAAGAAGCACAAGAGCTTTATAAACAACCAAAAGAACTTAAAAAAATTTTTGAACTTGAAAAGAAAATTTTTAAAGACTATATAGTCAATGAATTAAAAAAAAGAAATGAATTTTTTAAAAAAGAAAAGGAAAGTAATGACTGGTGGGGGGAGCATTATTCAGAACTTGAAAAGAAAAGAAATAGTTTTTTGCAAAAAAAACAAACAAAACAATTAAGTCTGTTTCAAGGAATCAAACAGTAAAATGAAAAAAACAATGATAATCCGTGAAGAAAGAGGGGTGGTGGTTTGATGAACAATTCTTTAAAAGTGATAGAGTTGTTTGCCTGAGCAGGAGTAGGAAGTCAGGCGATGGCATTGAGGAACATAGGACTTGATTATGAAGTTGTAGGGATTTCTGAGATAGATAAGTTTGCAGTTAAAAGCTATGAAGCTATCCATGGCAAAGTCCACAACTTTGGGGATATATCAAAGATTGAAGAATTGCCTTATTGTGACTTACTTACATACTCGTTCCCATGCCAGGATTTGAGTATTTCGGGAAAACAGAAAGGAATAAGCAAAGGCACAAGAAGTGGATTACTCTTAGAAGTCGAAAGACTACTATTGAAAGCAAAAGAAAACGGAACATTGCCAAAGTATCTTTTGCTAGAAAATGTTAAAAACTTAGTTGGAAAGAAATTCATAAAAGATTTTGAGAGATGGCTAAGCTTTCTGAACAGTCTAGGATATTACAGTAACTGGGAAGTGCTTAATGCTCGTGATTACTCTATACCTCAGAACAGAGAACGTGTATTTGTTGTTTCTTCACTTGAAAATATCCATTATGTTTTTCCTAAAAAGCAAGAGCTAAAAATCAAAATGAAAAATTTGCTGGAAGAAAATGTTCCGGAAAAATATTATTTGTCAGAAAAGTATCTAAAAAGTTTTTCAGATATGACAAATAGAAATGGATTTATCAGAGGAGAAAAATTTAATCCCCAGAAATCAGAAGATTGCAACATAGCATTTGCAATAACAACGAAATCAGGGGAAAGACCAACCGACAATTTCATAATACAACTAGGGAATTTAAAGAATACAGAAAGTTTTGGTGGAAATCCACACACAGGAAGGGTATACAGTCCTGATGGGATAAGCCCTTGTCTTAACACAATGCAAGGTGGTGGACTTGAGCCTAAAATTTTGCAGAGCGAGGATTACAGAATAAGGAAACTAACTCCGCTTGAATGCTGGAGACTGATGGGATTTAGTGACAATGATTATTATGCTGCAAAATCTATAGGAACATCCAATGCACAGTTATACAAGCAAGCAGGAAATAGCATTGTTGTTACTGTCTTAGAAGCAATATTCAGAAAGTTGTTTTTGAAAAAACATAACAAAAAACAATCAATAATTGCAGAGCAGATGCAACTGTTTCAAGGAGTTAGTTAATGGGGAAAATAAGAGTTTATTTCATGGAAATTGTCGACTTGAACAATGGAGTACATCAAATAAAATCAGATGATTATAACAAAATATGGGCATTTGTAAAAAGGCACAAGGGAACGATTAAAGGACTGTATTCAGGTAGTAAAACGGTTTCAGAATCAAAATTTGAAGAAATGAAAAAGGAAGAAAATTTTAAATAGGAGGAATAATGGGAATAAAATTCTTAGGAACAGTAGAAATCAAAGAAAATATGACAACAGAAGAATTAGATAAAAAAATATCTGAAATTATTAAGGATTTTCAGAATGGCATTGATAAAAAACAACAAGCGTTGAGTAGCGAGGACAATGTTAAAAGTCCTAAGTACTACAAACTTGAGGGCTTAAATGTTGAAAGTATAGAAGTCATTAAGTCGGTGCTAGGACAAGAGGGATTTAAGGCATTCTGCAAGGGAAATACAATGAAGTATTTAATCCGGGCAGAAAAGAAAAATGGCTTAGAGGATTACAAGAAGGCTAAGACATATTTAGACTGGTATTTGAGAGAATGTGAAAACAATGATTAAACTTGAATTACCAGTTTATTGGGAAACAAGGAAAAATAAACTTGAACTAATGAGTCTAAACTGGTACGGGAAAGCAAATAAATTTGAACGGAATAAAATAAAAAAGGAATATCATAAACTGATAAAAATACAGTTACTTAAAAACAAAAAAAAATTTAAAGGGAAATATCGAGTTAATTACAAATATTTTTATCAAAATTCAAGAAGTGATTTAGATAATGTTGCAGCAGTTATTGCAAAATTTTTAAATGATGGCTTGAAGGAGTTGGGAATAATCGTAGATGACAATGTAAAATATCTTGTAAACAGTCAATTATCAATTGGTGGCTGTGACAGAAAAAATCCGAGAATGGAAATAGAAGTGGAGGAAATAGAATGACAAATAAGCAAGTAATGGGAATGGTTGAAATGGTAGGAGAATTCTATCGTGCAATGGGCGATGGAGAATATATAGGAACAGGAAAATATAAAAATATTGAAAGAAAAACAATGAGGGAAAATATATTTCATGAAGAACTAACCGAGTTCATAGAAGCTAGTTATTATAAAAGAGAAAATCTAAGAAGAAAAAGGCAATTAGATGCAATCTGTGACATGTTATATGTTGCAGCTGGAAATCTGCTTGAAAACAGTAAAAGCATAGAACAGGCAAAGCAGAAGTGGACTAAAGGCGGTATCTGGGAAACAGACACTGCAGAGAAAATGAGAAAAAGGACTGACTTTGATGTTCATACAGTGTATGAAGCTTTCAAGGAAGTACACAGAAGTAACATGACAAAAATTTGCAAAGACGGAACAGTGTTAAGGCGTGAAGATGGGAAAATAATAAAACCTGATACATTTGAAGAGCCTAATTTGGAAAAATTTCTCTAAGGGGGCATTTATGGAAATACTAACAAATACAAAGTTCTTACAGACAGTAGTTATGTTATTTAGCCTTTATCTACTGTATAGAATGAATAAAAAATAAGGAGGAAATATGCAAATATACGAAAGCTGCATTAGTAACATATACATAGCGGAAGATGGATATAATCCTGGTGTATGTGGTTTCTGTGGGGATACAGATAATTATCTCGGAAGTTACAGAAAAGGTAATGTTCAGAGTATTTCAGAAGTTCTGATTGATTTACTGCTTGAATATAACGAAGAATATGTCAGAGAAATATTTAAGGAAATCAGTCTAATGGAGAAACTGAATGTAGAGCAAAAAGCAGAAATAAATGAATTGATGGTAAAAGAGTTCAGAAAAAAGATAGAAACAATTTTTGGATAGAAGGAGGAAAACAATGAATGAACTCGTAAAGATAGAAAGTAGAGGAGAAAAACAAGTTATAAGTGCAAAGGAACTATACGAAAAATTAGAGATGGACAAATCACATTGGAAAAGATGGGCAAAAAATAACATTGAAACAAATGATTTCTTTCTTGAAAATATAGACTATGAGGGGTTCGCCTCAATGGCGAACGGTAATGAAACAAAAGATTACTGGATAACAATTGAAATGGCAAAGCATTTATGCATGATGTCGAGAACAACAAAAGCACATGAAATAAGAGATTATTTTATAAAAATAGAACAGGCTTGGAATACGCCCGAAATGATTATGAAAAGAGCTTTGGAAATTGCTAATAAGCGGGCAGAAGAAGCAACAAAAAAACTGTTGGATAACAAGCATAAAATAGAATTTTATGAAGATGTTGCTGGAAGTGACAGTACCGCAGAAATAGGAACAGTTGCTAAAATACTTGGATTTAAGAACGTCGGAAGAAATATATTATTTGATATTTTGCGAAAACAAGGTATTTTACAACCGAATAATATACCTTATCAACGTTATGTCGATTCTGGTTATTTCAGGGTAATTGAAAGTAAATGGAATGACTATGTGACTGGTGATGTAAAAATATCATTTAAGACAGTTGTGTATCAGAAGGGAATTGAATATATTGCTAAATTATTAAGAGAACTAGGTTTTCAGAAAATCGAGGTGGCATAGATGATGATAGAAGAGCAGGAAGCGAAACAGGAAGAGCGAGCAGAATCGATAAAAAATAAATTAAAAAATAAAGGGAATATAGAAAAAGATGAGTATGATTTTTGCAAAATTAACAGAAGACTTTTTGAAAATATAAGATTTAAGAAAATTAGAAAGGCAGATAAAAAATGGCAACGGTAGAAATAGACAGACTGAACTGTGAAATAAGATTGCTGTATCCAACTAACGAAAGTGTCAAAAAACTTGCAGAATGGCAGGAAGAAATAAATAACTATCCGATTAAAATCATTCCTCAGAACACGATAACAACGGAACAGATGAAACTGTTATATGTACTTTTTAAACAGTTCAGCGAGGGTATAGAGTGGTATGATTTAGGATATACTAAAGACTATTTAAAAGACATGTTCAGTGGCATATATGAGATTGGAGATTTCAGTTTAAGTCCATTTAAGAAAAATCCGTTGACACTGGATCAGGCCACTGAATTTATACAGTTCATAATAGAACATGGAATTGAGAACAATATAAATTTATATATCCAGGATAAAAATACAGGAGTAAAAAGACATATAAGGGAGATAGTACCTGATATTCAAAGATATGTAATTAGATGCTTAAGAGAAAGAGTATGTTGTGTATGTGGAGAAAAGCATGACTTTAAGAATGGAAAAATAGTGGACTTGGAACATTATGACAATGTCTCTAGCACAGCTACAACTTATGATTTAGATGATGGACTACAGAGCAGATTTTTAACATTGTGCAGAAAACATCATATGGAAATACATAATATACCAAAAAAAGAATTTATAGAAAAATATCATTTGCAACCTGTTTGGTTAAATGAACAGTTAGTATATGAACTTCTTGACAAATATCCGAATCACTTTAAGCTGTTTAGGAAAAGACTGAAAGAGGGGTACTATAATGACGTAATAGTAAAGGAGAAGAAATGAGAACGAAGGAAGAAATAAAGGAGAAAAAATATGAATTAGAAAAAAAAATAAACTATGCTGAAGTCAATAGTAAGGCATGGCATTATTTAAGAGGCCAATTTGAACTTTTTAAATGGCTTGAAAACAAGGAGGAAGAATGAAAAAAATACTGGATGCATGTTGTGGTAGTAAAATGTTCTGGTTTGATAAAGAAAATAAAGAAACTATATTTATGGATAATAGATGCTTTAATGATGTCTTATGTGATGGTCGAACTTTAGAAATAAATCCTGATATTATTGCTGACTTCAGACATATGCCATTTCAAAATGAAAGTTTTTATCTTGTTGTATTCGACCCGCCACATTTGCTCAAAGCAGGAGAAAATTCATGGTTGGCCAAAAAGTACGGGAAATTGAATTCTGAAACTTGGAAAAGTGATTTAAAGAAAGGATTTAATGAATGTATGAGAGTCTTAAAGCAAAACGGAACATTGATTTTTAAATGGAATGAGGAACAAATAAAATTAAATGAGATTTTGGCCACTGTTGATTTTAAACCATTATTTGGTAACAAAAGGGCTAAAACTCACTGGCTTGTGTTTATGAAAGAATAGAGTAACAACCATTTTGCTGACGTCGTCAAAATGGTATAAACAAAAAAAATTTAATCGTTTTGCTGATGTTGGAAAAACGATAGAAAGGAGAAAATAAAATGATAAATAAAATAATACAAGCATTGAAAATGACATCTCTAGCTTTTGTGATTATAATTTTCTTTTTTTCAACAATTATAATTCACAATACAAAAGATTTAATTACAGTAGTAAAATATTTTGGACTATATATAATGACAGCAGTACATGTTCTGGTATGCTTCAGTTTTAAGAATAAAGATTAGGGGGATTAATTAGTGAAAAAAGCTTTAAAATGTAAATTCTGCAAGAAAAAGAAAATGGAATATGAACTGGAAGGGGGCAGATTCAATTATGATTTTGTATGTCCAAGGTGCAAGAAAAGGAATGTTGGAACTATAGTTGAGAAAGGTAAATAAAAAATATATTGACAATCAGTAACTTATATATTATAATCATATCAGTTACTGATAAAGGAGAAAAAATGGAAAGAAGAAATGGAAGAGTTTCTTTTCATAAATCAGGAAGTGGTAGAGGAGCAAAAGTAACTATACCAATACCATGGCTCAGAAAAATGGGTATTTCTGAAGAAAATAGAGAAATAACATTTATCTTTGATGAAGAAAATCAAAAACTGATTATTGAGAAGAAATAAAAAAACTCTCCTATGTCCTTTATCAGAAAACATAGGAGAGATACAGTTATAATAACCGATTAACCACTTTTATTATACTGTATAAGCTCCAAAAAATCAATAATTTTGAGGAGGAAATATGGAAAATTTAGTTGTAAGGAAAGTTGAATTTAATGGCAAGGAAATAAAGGCTATTAAAGAAAAAGATAAAATTTTTGTATCAGTCAGAAGTGTGTGTGAAAATCTTGGAATGAATGAAAATCAATTTAAAAATCAGAGGGATAAAATCAATAATGATGAACTCTTAAAGGTAGGGAGAAAATTCTCCCCAGTTGATACAGGATATGGAGTAAAAGAAACAATGATGTTAGAACTTGATTACTTACCAATATGGCTTGCAAAAATTAATCCTGCAAGATTTTCAGAAGAACTTAAAAAGGAATTACTTATTTATCAATTAAAAGCAAAAGATGTATTAGCTGATGAATTTATAGGAAAGAGGGTAGTAAAAAAACAGGTCAGATATGAACCTGAATTGAATGAAATAGAAGACAGGGTAAATAAAATCAGAAATAACAGAGATATTATTAGAAAATTGCTTTTAGAAATAGCAAGTGATTACGACTGGATTAGTCAAAGGTCGAATCTAGGTTATGAAAGGGCAAAAACAAATTATTGGGAAACAAAAAGAACACATTTTATATTAGAGAGCAAGGAATTAACAACTGATGATATAGATAAAATAAATGTAGATAGATTAAAAGAAATAGAAAAAAGACTGAATGACTAGGAGAGATAATATATGAATTTTAAATATGACAGTATAGAATTAGTGAATGACAATAACAAAAAAGTGTTAATTGAGAAAGAAAGCAGAAAAATAATCAGTAGGATAAAAAATATTTTCAAAAAAGAAAAATAATCATTGTTTTTTCTTTGAAAAAGCTTAATGATGTGGTATAATTTGTTAAATTTAAAAAGGAGTTGAAGTCTGATGACAATGAGAAGTTTCAGTGTTAAATTAGCTTTATTTTTTGCATATTTCATGTCTATTATATTTTTTGTTTTTCCACCATTTTTGATAGCAACAATAATATTTCATGTGAGTTTGAGAAAAAAAGAAAAAAAGTTCAGGGAAGAATTGGAAAGAATAGGTTTTAATAACTACAGGGAAATAGAAACAGGAAAGTATAAATATCTTATATTCAATGATGATGGTCAATTTATGGAGACAATTCATAGAAAATATGAATTATTTGATATAAAAGATTATAATGTAGAGTTTGAAGTTCCTAACAAAAATAATCAGTCTGTTGATGTTTTAGCTGGATATATGTTGGCTGGAAGTTTAGGAGCATTTGCAGCAGTAAATAAACCTTGTTATTTGATTTTAAGAAAAAAAGGTCAAGAAAATTTTACAGAACCAACGAAATATGCAATATGTGGTAAAAAGTCAATAGAAAATATGTATAATCTTTTAGTATTTTTCAAGGAAAAAGGATATATATAGAATAACTTTAAACTGTTGAAAAATATATATAAAAGTGGTATAATATTAAAGAAATAAAAACAAAAGAATATATTGGATAATTTTATCCAGAGCATCCCAAGCGGATCTGTTGCGTAGCAATACGTGACAGGTCCGCTTTTTCTTTTTTCAGAAAATTACAGGAGGAAAAGGAATGTGCATGAAAACATAAAATTAATAATAAAGAATGAATATGAAAATGGGACAAGCATGAGTGTTCTGTCTAAAAAATATAATATTGGTTTAAGCAGAATAAAAAAATGGAGTTCTGAAGGGAAATGGGTTAAAAAAAAACAGAATAAAGTAACCAAAAGCAAAAGTAACCGAACCAAAAAAAGTAACCAAAAACAAATAGTTACTTTATCAAAAGAAACACAGATAAAGTCGGATATTATCAATAATCTTTCAAAAAAAGAGATTATAGAAAAAAATGACATTTCAGAGAGTACCTATTACAGAAATAAAAAAAGTGTAAGAGCTATCCAGATAGAACAGAGTGAGAAAATCTTAAGATTCATAGCTGAAGAGAAATATTCGGATGCAAAAGAAAGATTAATAAAAATATCTGAACAGAAAGAAGAACTCGAAAAAAAATTATTAGATTTATCGATAGATGAAAAAGATAAGATGCAACTGATAATGACAAGATTGAGTTTATTGAGAGAATTTGAAAAAGAAATAAAAAATGGTGCAAGAGTTATAAATGATGATAGAAGAGCAGAGCTTGAACAACAACTTGAAAACGAGAACCTTATAAGAGAAAAGATAGACTTAGAAAGAAATAAAAATGGAAAAATTGAAGATGAAGAACAGGTTGTGATAATAGATGACACAGATAAAAATTAAAGATGTTATTGGAAAAAACTATGACCTTTTCTGGAATGATAAACATTTTTACAGAGTTGTTAAAGGTTCAAGGGGTAGCAAAAAAAGTAAAACTATAGCAATCAATATGATTTATAGAATTATGAAATATCCCGAAAGTAATTTACTTGTCATAAGGCGTGTGTTTAATACTTTAAGAAACAGTTGCAGAGCAGACTTAATTTGGGCAATTAACAGATTAAAAGTAAACCATTTATGGAAGATTCCAAAAGGAGAACATACATTAACTTATTTACCAACCGGGCAACAGATTTTATTTGCCGGATTAGATGATCCGTTAAAATTAACATCAATTACAGTAGCACAAGGATATTTAAATTTTGTCTGGATAGAAGAAGCTTTTCAGATTGAAAAGCAGGAAATGTTTGAAACGTTGGAAGAAAGTATAAGGGGTATATTACCTTCACATTTATTCCATCAGATTACTTTAAGCTTCAATCCATGGTCTGAAGATCACTGGCTAAGAAAAAGATTTTATAATGATACTTATGACAGAGAATATACAGATGATTTGATATATGCAATAACTACGGACTATACAATGAATGAATTTCTTGATGAAGTAACTCTTAAAAGATTTGAGGAAATGAAAATAAAAAGACCTAATCGTTTTAGAGTTGCAGGATTAGGCGAATGGGGAATTGCAGAAGGTCTTGTATATAACAACTGGGAAGTGCTGGAATTTGATCCTGTGAAATTATTAAGAAGTGACTTTTCCTTAGAAGCGGCATTTGGACTAGATTTTGGTTTTACAAATGATCCGAGTGCATTTATAGCGGTAATAGTTGATTTGAGGAATAAAAGACTTTTCATATTTGATGAGTTTTATAAAAAACGCCTATTAAATAACGAAATAGCAGAAGAAATAAAAATAAGGGGATACTCAAAAGATGAGATTACAGCTGATTGTGCTGAAGCTAAATCAATAGAAGAGATTAGAAGTTATGGTATAAGTCGAATAAAACAGAGTTCAAAAGGAAAAGGAAGTGTGAATCAAGGAATACAGTATATTCAGCAATTCGATATATATGTGCATCCAAAATGCACAAATACAATAATGGAATTTAAAAACTATGTCTGGGAAGAAAAGAACGGAATAACGTTAAATAAGGCTGCAGATAATTATAACCACTTAATGGATGCATTACGTTATGCCCTCGAAAAATATAGCACAGGTGGAGTGCATAATATATTAGTTTAGGAGAAATCATGAGTAAAAAAAAGAAAATGAAACATAATGGATTTGCAAGTAATGCAAGGAATTCCACAAAAGGTTCAGGAAAAGATATATTAAACAGGCAAACTCCTGTTAAAAAATATTTAAATGATGAAACAATAGAAAATTTAGTTGGAAGTAACGATCTTGCAAAAATAATATTGAACGCTCCGATTGAAGACGTTCTAAAAAATGGGCTTAAAATTTCAGTTCTAAAGTCAGATGGAACAGAAGACATAGAGAATACAAAAAAGCTTCTGAATAAACTTGATGAACTTGATTATTTAGAAAAAATAATGGAATTTATGGAAAAAGTCAGAAAATTTGGATATGCAGTAATGTATTTGAATGCATTTCATAATGAAGAAAAAGAAACATCTGATGAACTGGGAGAAAAATATCAGATAAAAGGATTAAGTGTATTTGATAAGACAGAAATAGTAAAAATTAAAGTTGAAAACTCTAAGTTAAAATTGAATTACGGAGAAGTAATAGAACTTCAAGTAAAAAACTATTCTAATAATAGATATTACAATCAGTCAGTTAAGACAGAAATCCATCCTAGCAGAGTGATTTTTTCAAGAATAAATGAACATAAAAGGTTTATAGGAGAATCTATTTTTACTTCTCTGTTTGACAGAATGGTTATTTTAGATAGTACAGAATGGAGTATAGGACAGTTAATATACAGAGCCGTTTTTCTTATTTACAAAACAGATGTAAATACAATGGATAAAATAAAAGAAAGCGGTGGAGTTAGAGATAAGGAAGAAGAAATAAATGCTTCTACTTTAGCTGTAATAGGAAAAGATGATGAAATGCAAGTAATAAATTCTACTGGTGGAATAGATCCTGAAAAATATATAAATGCGGTTTTGACTATACTATCCATACATACTAACATCCCAAAACAAAGACTAGCAGGAAATACTCAAGGAACTTTGGCCGGTTCTGAAGAAGATGCAAAAAAGTATGCAGAGTATTTAAGAAGATATTTCAATAAAAATATTCTGCCGATAACAAATAATTTAATTGATAAAGTTTTAATAGAACTAAAAATAGACCAACGTTATAAGGTTGAGTTACCTAACTTGTTAGAACCAACTGTTGCACAGCAGATTGATAATGATTTAAAGAGAGTTGAACTTGACACTAAAAAGCTTGAATATCTTGAAAAAGCTTTGAATATAGTTTCAAATAATGAACTGATTGAGAAAAAAGATAAAATAGCTGAAATAATTAAAAAATTAGGTGAAGAAGATTTTGACTTTGAAGCACTACTGAAAGAGCTGAGTTAAAATGATTGAATTTGATATAGATATAAAAATAGAAAAAATGCTTCTTAAAATCTTGAAAGGGAAAACAAAAAAGTTTCTGAAATATCTTGAAGAAAACAACATTGATGTTGAAGACGAAGAAGAAATAGAAAAATCACTTAAAAAATTTAAGGAAAAAGAGAACAAAACAATATTTGGAATAAACAAAGTCCTTTTAGCTTATACATTAGCGTTGATAATTGATGGGATAAGTAAAAAGAACAGAGAAAAGTTCAAAAATAGAATAACTTCTGAATTATTCAAAAAATCAGTAGACATAGCAGACAAAAGAATAAAAGAACTATATCTTAGTAGTGCGAAAAGAACAGCATATTATGTAAATGAAGTAATTAAAAAAGCAAAGACAGGAACAGAAGATTTTGTATTAAAAGATAAATGGCAGGAAGCAAAAGAAAAAGTGGAAGAAAGAATGGGTTATTCAGATCTGTTAAATTCAAATAATGTTTTAGGAGAAACTCAAGCAGAATATGTAAAAATCATTTTAGAAGAACTAGGAATAAAAGGATTTATATGGGTAACTAAACATGATGACAGGGTAAGGGCGAAACATTCATGGAGAGAAGGAAAATTATTTGATATGAATGGAAACTTGCTTAAAGGTGTGGGTGAAGACAGTGCAAAAATATTACCAAAACAGGAATGGGGTTGCAGATGTAGAATGGCTATAGATGAAAAAGCAATAGAGGAGGCATTGAATAATGTTGCATAGCAGATATAATCTTAATCAGTTTGAAAAACCAAAATTGACAGAAACAAATGAAGGTTTTTTACAAATAAAAGGAAATATATTAAAAGCGGACAGTTTTATGGAATATATGGACAAAGAAGGGGTATTAAGAGAAAAAATACCTAAAGATATACTTTTTAGTGAAGAAACGAAGAATTCATTTTTGCACAAAAAAGTTACTCTTGAACATCCTGAAAAAAATGGAAAATTAACAATGATTAATTCTGAAAATGTTTCAGAATTTGGAAAAGGGACAATAATTGAAATTTTTGAAAATCAGGATTGTTTAGGAGCTACTTTACAGATAGAAGATAAAGAAACTGTAGATTTTATAAAGCAAAGATATGAAAATGGAGAAAATATCGAATTAAGTGCTGGATATATGGCAGAAACAGAGAATATAAAAGATAATCAGTACATCCAAAAAGATATTATAGCTAATCATGTAGCAATATTATCTGGAAAAGGTAGGGCGGGTAGTGATGTAAAACTTATATATAACTATTTAGATTATGAGGAGGAAAAAATGAAATTAAAATTTAACGGAAAAGAATTAACACCTGAGGAATTATTAGTGGAAGCTATTAATCTTCAAAAAGAAAATGGAGAGTTCAAAGAAAAATACAATGCTTTAGAAACTGAAAAAGAAACATTGGCAGCAGAAAAAACTACTTTAGAAACAGAAAAAAAGGAATTAACAACAAAATATAATAGTTTACTTACAGAAATAGAAAATAAGGAAATAATTTCTAAAGCTAAAGAAGTTTTAAATTCTATTGATGAAAAAGAAGCAGTTGAAAAAATAATGGAAAAAGTAATCAAGGAAGTGAATCCAAAATTCAACGCTAAAGAAAATGCTAAAGTAGAAGATCTGAAAGAAATGTTTAATTTTAGTGTAGAGACATTATCAGAAATGAATAAAGAAACAAAAGCAAGTGAAAAAGGTAAATTTAATGAATCTGAAGCAGGATTAACATTAAAAATTGACAATAGCTATTTTTCTAAAAAAAGAAATGGAGGTAATTAATTATGAAATTAGGACAGGAGGCATATTTTACTACTGATAGAAGAAGCAGAATATGTGATGTTATAGATGAAAAAATAACAATAGGGAAAGCTGTGCAATGGAGTACTACTGATGGAATGAGAGCGGTAAAACCGTTTACAACAGGAACATTCGCAGGAGTTGTTATGCATACAGATGATAATGATAAAGGAATTATAGAAAATCCAACAACTGCTTCGATTTTGCAATCAGGAAATATAGTTGTGAAAGTAGCAGAAAATGTTGCTAAAGGTGATAAAGCCGGAGTAAAAAATACAGGAGAATTTGTAAAAGCGGCAACAGGAACAGCAATAAAAGGATATTTTGAAACAACTGCTAAATCTGGAGAACTGGCAGTATTAGTATTAGAAGGGATTATATAAGGAGGGATATAGATGTTTAACAAATATAATAATAAGACATATCAATTAGCAACGGCATTTATGGTTTCGTTGGGAGTAGTTTTAGAGGAAAGAAAAGATGAGCTGTTAGGAAGGTCATTAGTTCCAGTTGGTGGTGAACAGGTAGGAGTTCAGATAGGAGATAAATATGTTACATATAGAAAAACAAATTCAAGAAGAGTAGCAGAAGTAGTTGCAGAAAGAGATGATGATATTCCTTTCACAGAAGTTGATGGAGAAGATGCATTTGCAAAATTACACTGGATAAGATCAGGTCATAAATTTACTATTGCTGAAAAAGATAGAATTTTATCAGTTGAAAGAGAAAAACAGATTCAAATGTTTAATTTAAAATCTTCTGAAACATTCTATGCAGTTTCTGAAGCAGAAAACAACGAATTGATACATGGAAATGCAAAGCTAGGAAGACAAGGTCTTTTAACTGTGGATGGAAAAAGAACATATAATTTAGGTGTGAATTTTGCAACAGCAACAGGAGAACAAATTGTAGATGCTTTAACTGCAGCACATCTTGAATTTGAAACAGGAGTAACGGGAAAATATAACGCTAGAACTTTAGTAATAGATAATTCATTACATGCAAAATTATTAAAAAGTTACGGCACACAGGAATACAAAACAAGATTGGCTGTTATTCAAGAACTTGGATTATTTGGAAGAATAGTACCTGTTAAGAATTTAATAAATAAAACTACTAATAAGCCAACTTTATTAATCTTAGATGATGTTCCTGAAAACTTTCAAACTATAATTGTACAGGAAGCAACCGCTGATGAATGGGAAATAGCAAGAACAACATATGTTCCAGTTGAAGAAAAATTGTCAGAAATAGTAGCATTCAGACCTGAATCAATTATGGAATTAACAACTGCATAGGAGGAAAAATGAAAACATTAATAATATGTAAGTTAGCTGAGGTATTTATAATACCTCAAATAACTACTGAAAAAGGAAATAGGCTTAAATTTACAAAGGGAACAACAGAAGTTGAACTTGATGCTGAAAACGTAGAAAAGTTAAAAACTTTTGCTAAAGACTATGGAGATTATATAAAGATAGTTACAGGAGAAGAAACAGAAAAAGTGGATTCTGAAAAAATAGTTGATAACATGAATAAGGAAACAAAATTGCAGGAAAAGAAAGCAAAATTATTTGGTCAGCTGGAAGAATTTAAAGATGAAAGAATAAAGAAAAAAGAAATAGTTGAAGCGTTTAAGGATTATGTATCTGATGAAAAAGCAAGCAAAGAAGAACTGATAAAGCAGATTGAAGAAAATATTGAAAAAATAGAGGAATAATCATGAAAGTTGAAGATGTGAGAGCGGGAATTTCGGAACTGAATTTCAAAGAAATAAATGGTGAATTTGTGATTTCTGACAGTATTGTAAATTCAAAGATTGATGAAGCAGTAATATTTTTGGAAGATGTTACTGTTTCAATTCCTAATAAAGTTAAAGAAATACTAACTAAATATTTAGCACAGCATTTTTTGTTAATGAACTTGAAAGAAACTACAAGTCTTAATTTGCCTAATAATAATGAAAACTGGAAAGCAAGATTAAATGATTTAGCTTTAGATCAGACAATCCCGGGGCAAAATTTTAGGGCATTAATAAGAAAATATACAGATGATTTTGCAACTGCTGATGAAATAGCAAATAAAAAACATCATGGACTTCATCTTTTCAGTTAGGAGGTAGTTAGATGAAAATAAATATTAAAGAACCTGTTAAATTTGTAATACATCAAACAGGAGAAGAAGTAGAATTTGAAGCTGGAACGCAAGAAATAGAGAATCTTGATTTGAGAATGGAACGTATAATTGCTCAAAGTGAAGGAAAGATAGAGTTGGTTGAAAAAAAGAAAGCAAAAGGGAAATAATGTCAAGATTTAAAGGAAGTTTTACAGTGAAGTTAAATGTTTCAGCTTCTATAAAAAAGGAAACTAAAATAAAATTGCCTTTACTGGTTATAAAAAGTGGTATTTTTCCTGACGCTAGACATTATGCCAAAAACATAACAACCGTAAATCTTTATGCTGTACTTCTTTATGGAACAAGAGATGGCAGAATTCCTTCGAGAAATGTGCTGGAATTTCTGAATAAATATGTAGAAGATAATAAAAATAATTTTGTTGGTATGTATCTTAAAAATAGAGATGACATTATGAATGCTGGAACAATAATTGGAACAGATATTAATAATAAACATAAAGCATTAATATATGGATTTAAAAGTCCAGGAAATGCTCCAAGCACAATTAAACAAAAAGGATTTAATGATCCTCTTATTGACACAGGAACTCTTGTGAAATCAATTGCATTCAGTATAAATGGAAAGGGAAGATATGGTAGAGGATAATGAATATAAGTCAAATTTATGAAAAAGAAAAAGAATATAAATTTTTTAAATTACTTTCTGAAACAAATGATAAAGGAATAATCAGAAAAGAATTTAAAGAGTATAAACTTAAAGCTTACATTGATTATCAAAGCTATAATTCTAGTATAAATCCAATTAAATCTATAGATACAAGAGAAAATTTAGTTGGAATTATACGAATTCCGACATTAGCAATTGATAACAATAAAGCGACAGAAAAGCTTGAAATAACAGATGGAGATTACATTGTTTATGAAAATAAGAATTACGAACTGATAGAAGTTAGAAAAATAAAAGATGAATTGAAAAATTATCACACTTTTTATTTAACTGACTATATAGATAATATAACATTTGATTCATATAAAACTGAATTAAATATGCTTTTCTTTAATATATTTACAAAGTTAGGGATAGAAGCAGTTGTGTATCATTCTTTTTTTCAGAATTCCTATTTTGAAAAAATTGATAAACCATTTTTAACTTATGAAATTACTCAATCAAAAAGTATGAGTGACTATACAACTTTTAAAGAAGAAATATCGAAGAAAGATAAAATAGAATTTAAATACAGAAGTAATAGAACTTATAAAATGATGATAAAACTGTATGATAAGGATCAAGTGCTTAATTTAGATACAATTTTAAGTAAAAATAAGATATTTAATCATATTGTAGAAGATTTAAACTTTGATTTCAAAGATATATCTGAAATAGAAATACAGAAGTTAGATTTTATAAGTGAAAGTAACACAATAATAAATAATAAGATAATGAATGAGAAAGTATATAGTTTAGAATTCACGGTGGATACATTCTATAGTTATGAAACAGATTATATAGAAAAATCTAAAATAAAAGGAAAAATAGAAAACGGAGGTTAAAATGAGCAGAAATGCAATAGTAAATATAGCGGCTATTAATGCGGCACTTAGCTTGACAACTAGAGATTTTACAAGTGTTTTATTAGTAACTAAAGCAAAAAAAGTTTCAAATGGAAGTAATTTACCTAAAGCAATTACATCTACAAAAGAATTGATAGATTTAGGGTTTCAGGAAACAGATAAAGAAGTTATTTTAGTAAGAGATTTTTTCGGTGCTTCAACAAAACCAGATTTTATTTGGGTATATGGAGATGACACAGCTTCTACAACGTACACTTCTATCTTGCAAGGGTTAGATAGCCGTTGGAAAGGAAAATGGTTCTATACAGTTGTTCCTGTCGCAGAGGAAAAAGATGTAAAAGAAGCTTTGGATTTTGGAAAAGGGACATCTATAGACTATGTTTTCTTATTTCAAGGTGCATCTAACTTTACAAAAGAAGTAAATCTTAAAATAGCAAAAGAAAATAAAGTGGATAATGGATTTTATATTGCAACAGATAGAAATGAAGGTCAAATTACAAATCTTCTTGCAACAATAAGAAACTTCTTTCCAGGTTCTGTTCCATTTGCGAGTATCAAATTAAATGGAATTACAGGATCAAACTATACTTTATCTGAAATATTGGAGCTAGTTGGAAGTCAGAGAGAATCTTCGACTGGAGTTAATATTGTAACAGAAGAAGAACAAATGGTTATCCCTTATTATGGAAAGGCTATGGATGGAATAACATGGTTTGATTATACATTAGCAAGAATAGCAATAGATGAATATATGAGAATTGGGATAACAAAATACATAGTTGAAAGAAACACAAGAGGAGAAAAAATTTCTACAAAGGAAGCAGGAAGGCAGCAAGTAGCTTCAAATGGAACTTCAATTCTTAGAGAATTTGCTGCAAGAGGAATAATTTATGACATTGATGACATTATTGAAGAAGGAACAAATGCTTTTGAAGTAAAAGTTGTAAATATGAGCAATAGAGAAGTTGAAATTAAATATAACTGCTGGTTTCAAGGTGCAATAATCAAATCAAAAGTACAAGTTATATTAAATTCAAAAAATGGAAATTAGGGAGGTAAAGATATATGGCATATATGAGAGAGGGATTCATATTAGTAAGAGGTTCTGGAAGAGAACTTATAATAGATGAACTTGATGAAGATGCAGTTGAAATAGAAACAGCAGAGGATAAAACAAGCAGAAGAATGACAACAAGAGGTAAGAATATTTACTCCATTATAGCTAATGTTCCTTATGAACTTACTATTTCAATTCCACCAAGAGTAAAAGTAATGGAAAGAATTTTAGATTTTCTGAAATTTTTAAAAGATAACAAATATCCAACTTTGGAGATAGAAACGCATGAAACAATAGACGGTCAAACAGTGATAACATATTATGAAGACGGAAATGTCTTATCCGAACTTGATTCAGAAGGTGCTTTTACAGAAGAAGCTCCAACAAATACTTTAAAACTTGCAGGAACAAGAAAAGAAAAGAAAATATCATAGAGGGGTAGAAAATAATGGAAAATAAGCAAAAGAAATTACAATTTAAAAGAATAGAACCTGGAGAAAAGCCTTTTTTAGGAGCTTTTTTAGGAGAAGAAAGACATTTTGGACTTCCAAATAAAGTCTTTAAAGTTTATTTAGAAGGTGAGGGAGATGATGGAGAAAAAGGATTTGTTTGTGTTCAGTTGATTAATCCTAAAGCAAGAAAATTAACAAGATTCTTAATAAATGCAGGGAATTTTACAGGAGCATTAGACAGTGGAGATTTTTCAGGAATGGAAGATGATTCTTTGGATAAATTCATAACTTTGACACAGGAATTATTCCAAATTCCAGATACTGTTGTGGATAAATTGACATTCATGAGCATAATGAATTTAATCATTTTTGCGACAAATATTGCAATAAATCCCAGCAGTGAATCTTAAAAGTAATGGGCAGATAAATTATAGGTTACAGTATGAAAAAATGGATGCAAGATTAAAAAATGCACATATAATTGCACATGAATTTAATCTTAATCCTTATGATATAGATGAAAACTGGGGTGATAAGCAAATGGCTGATACTTTAAGCTTTTTGAATGAACTTCATAGAAAAAAGTAGGAGGTGGGAATAAATGGCAGAAGCAAATGAAACACTGGTTTCTTTAAAAATAGAAGCTGACATGGCAAGTTTAAAAAAAACATTACAGAGTATAAATACAATGATAAAATCAGCATTGAAATCTCAGATAGACTTGACTTTTAATGTCCGTGGAGAAAAGCAGATAGAAGCAATGAAACAGAGAATTTCTAAAGAAATAAAGATACCAGTTTCGTTTCAGAATAATGCTAAAACAGCTCCAACTCCTACTCAAAAAACTCCTGTTTCTTCATCAGCACCAGCTGAAATTGGTCTAAAAGGCTTCATGAATAAAATGAAGGAGATAGAGGGACAGTTATCATCAGTTGTAAATGGAGCAGTACTTATTGGATTTACTAAAGGAATAGCTGGAGGTATTGCACAGACCGGAATGCAATTTGAAAATTTAAAAACTACACTTTCAAATGCTCTTGGCGGAGCAGCTGAAGGAGCAGCTGCAATGCAGATTATAAGAGAAACTGCTAATGAAGTTAAACTTTCAATAGATGAAGTAGGAAATGGATTTAACAAACTTATAAATAGAGGGCTAAAGCCAACGAAAGAGGAATTTATTCAACTTACTGATGTAGCTAAGTCACAAGGGAAAGAAGTTGATCAGTATGTTGAAGCAGTACTTGATGCAATGACTGGAGAAAATGAAAGATTAAAAGAATTTGGAGTAAAAGCAAAAGATGCAGGAGATAAAGTAATATTCACATTTAAAGGGGTCTCAACAGAAGTTAAAAAGAACGAGCAGGATATTTATAATTATCTTGTTGCACTTGGTAAAGTTCCAGGAGTTGCCGGAATGTCGGCAAAAGCGGCTGACACTTTTTCTGGGAAACTATCTGCTATACAATCAAAAATAGATGGAATCAAACTGGCAATTTTTGAAAGGATAGGAGAAGCTTTAAAACCTGTTTTAGATGTTGTTGCTAATGTTCTGGAAGGTTTTCAGAAATGGGCAGAAAAAAATCCTGAATTAGCTTCGGGATTAACTCTTATAATAATGGCAATAACTGGATTGATAGGAGTTTTTTTAGTTTTAGTGCCAATTATTGCTAGTGTTGGAGGACTTTTTGCAACACTTGGAACTCCATTGCTTGTTGTAGTTGGAATAGTTGCCTTAGTTGTAGCTGTTCTTTGGGATTTGTGGAACGGATTAATGACAGGAGAAAGTTATATCTTTGCTATAATTGACGGATTTCTCGAATGGATAGGTGTTGGAATAACGGTACAGGATATCATAACTGCTATAAGTGAGGGATTTCAAATGATGGCAGCGTTTGTTGTAGACTATGTTGTTCCAGTTATACTTGAAGCATGGCAGAATTTAGTGGATACAATAATGCTTTTATGGGATGGCTTTACAGATTTTATTTCATCAATAATTGATATTATAGTTGGTCTTTTTACTAATAATATTCCACTTGCGGCTCAAGGATTTACAAATTTGAAGAATATTGTCTTAAATATATTTGATAGTATTGTTGCCGCTGCTGCTACAGCAGTTTCCAGAATTTTAAGTATGTTTGCAGATGCAGTCAATAAAATAGGAGATATGGTTTCTGGTATTCCTTTGATTGGTGGAGCAATAGGTGGAGTTGTAAAAGCAGGAGGAAATGCAATTAAAGGTTTATCTGATAAAGCAGCAGGAGTTGCAAACGATAGAAGAAGTTCTGTTCAAACAAGAAAAAATGAAATGAGTGCTAATTCCACTAAAAATAATACAGGAAAGAAAAGATTTAAAATGCCAGGTGGAAACAAGAATAAGGGGAACAAAACTGATCCATATGGGAAAATGAAAGGTGGAACAGGTGGTGGAAGCTCAGGTGGTGGAAAAGGTAAAAAAGGAGGAAAAGGTGGAGGTGGTGGAAAAGGTAAAGGAAAAGGCAACAAAGGAGGGGGCGGTTCTGGAAGTTCAAAAAACAAAGAGAATATTGAGGAACAGAAAGCAATAGTTTCCGCAATAGAAGGGTTGCAGGAAGTTCTGAAAAAAACAGGATATTCAATTGTAAATGAAATAAAAAGAGCTGACTTATTCGAAGCAAAAAGAAAAGCTTTACTTGATTCACAAAGAAAAGAAGGTGCAGCAGAATTATTTAAACATATAAAAGAAAAATTTTTAGGTGGGAATACTAAAGAAGTAAATAATAAAGTTGAGATAGTTTTAAATGGTTCAAAAACAATTCATGGAATTAATGAAAATACAAGGCTTAAAGATATATTTAAAATACATTATTCAAGGTCAGGAGGATAGAAAATGAGCTTATGGGATTTAGATAAAATAGATGGTTTTTTTGGAGTGATACCATTTCATAGTTTATCAAACGAGATTAATTTTCAGAAAGATATAACTTCAAGAAAGACTTATTTAGGATATGAAGATAATGATCATAGATATTTTAAAGCTAAAGAACTGACCTTGGATATTGTTTTTTTTGGAAAAATGGCAAGATTGAAAATGGGAGCATTGGAAAAGTACTGGAAAGAAGATGATAAACAAGTTCTAATTTTGTTAAAAAGAAATCATGTGTATAAAAATATGGTTATTAGGGACATTTCAAGGACTGAAGAGTATATAAAAGATGGAAATAATGTCATTGAAGCAAGTGTAACTTTTCAGGAAATGCGTTATGGAGTTCCTGGCGGGAATTTATATGAAGATGTCAAAAATGTTACTTCTTCTGATAACATGTTTACTCAAATAGTCGGAGTTGCCAAAGATAAGCTTAAAAATTTCGTTAATCTTTACAGCAGGGCTATAAAGTAGGTGGGAAAATTGAAAATACAATATAAAGAAAAAGAAGTTAAGGAATTAATAATAAATAATGACTTTGTAGAAATTACTTTTGATATTGATAACTTAGAGAACAAAACTTCTAAAATAGAATTGATTGCATTTGAAAGAAAAATAAAATTTGAACTAATTTATATAAATAAGAAATACAGTTATTTACATGATGAAATAGATCCTATAATTTTGCAGATTATGAATGTAGATAACGTATTGCTATCTACTTTGAAAATAGAACCTTATCAAGACTTGTTATATATTTCAAAACAGATAACTAATGATTATGATAATCTTATTTTATTGATAGTGCCTAAAAACAAAGAAGGATTAAAAAGTGATTTTAATATTAAAACTTTAAAAAACTTCGCTTTTTTACTATTCAAGAGGTAATAAGAATGAAAGATAAATTTAGATATATAGAAATAAGATTAATGTTAGCTGACAATGTCCTTATATACGATAATGACAACTTCAACATGGATTTTAGACTTGAAGTAGACAGAACAAGTCAATCTAATGTTCTGGAATTGAATTTATATAACATCAAAGCAAGAGAAAAAGGACAACTCAGTTTAGAATATGAATTTTTGAAAGCAAAACCACGAATAGAACTCTATGCAGGATATAGGGAGAAAAAAGAAATTAAAATAAAAGATTTGATTTTTTCAGGTCAACTTGCAACAGTAAAAAATGAATTTTCTGAACTGGATATAAAATATAGTTTAGTGTGCTTTCAGGAAAAAGATATATTTGTGATGCAGACTCTTAATATAAGTTATCCAAAAGGGAATAAACCAAGTTTCATAATAAAAGATTTGATTGATAAATTTGGAAGTAAAGATGAAATTAAACTTGGAATAGGTAAAATAGAACTATTTAAAGATTTGCCTTATCAATCGAATTTTTCAAAATCAAATACCAGTTTACAAAAAATATTTGAAGATATTGCAAAAGACACAATGAGCATATTCTATATAGAAAATGGACTTCTTTATTTTTTGCCAAAACACTCTTTTATAAAAGAAAAAACAGAATTAACACAAATGGATTTATTGAATCTGACTGTGGATGATGATGGATACAGTGTTAAATTAGGTTTTAGAAATTTTAAAATAAATACACAATTATTTATAGAAGGACTTGAAAAAGATTATGTAATAGATAAAATAACACATAATTGTGATGGAGAAGATGGAGAATTTACAACAGAATTGAAAATACTCGATATGGATATATTTGGACAAAATATGTTAAAGGAACTGGAAGAAATTAAAAAGAAATCTGAAGAAAAACTAAAAAAATCCGAAGAAAAGGAAGAAAAACAACAAGAAAAATCTAAAAAGGAGAAGAAATAATGGCATTCAGCGAACTTGAAAAACATAATAAAATGCTTATTCAAGATGGAATCAACGATATACATACAACATGGATAGGTAAAATTTATGATGTTGATAATGAAAAAAGAAAAGCAAGTGTAAAATTTTTACAGAAGGCAATAAGAAGTTTGAAAGATGATGTTATACAGACGACTCCTGAAGATTTAACAGATGTTCCTTTATTACCAGTTTTTAGCAGTGACAGTTTTGAAGTATATGTTCCTTATTCTAATGATGACAAGGTTTTTATAAATATATTTGAAAGACCATATATTGAGGCTTTTCAATCTAATGAAATTTCAGAGCAACAGAGTTTTGGAAGGACAGAAATGGGATTTGCAGTTGTCGAAAGGGCTATACCTTTGGACATTATTTCCGGAGAGCAAAAAAACAACGATAAAATAGTTATCAATAATAAAAAAAACGGAACAAATATTATTTTAGGAAATAGTATAGAAATAACTGGAAATACGATAATAACTGGAAATTTGAAGATAACAGGCGATGTTACTATAAAAGGTAAACTGAAAGTTTCTGAAATAGATACTGAAAGTGGAATAAAAAAAGGTGGAGTAGATTATATACATCCATAGAGGTGAGAAATGATAGCTTTTGAAATGAAAAATGGAGATTTACATTTTAAAGATAATAATCTTATAGTACTAAATGAAAAAGAAAAAGCAAAACAGGATATAGTTGAACTTATAAAGCATATAAAAGGGACTTATGATTTAAGAACTGAAATAGGAATACCTTGGCTTGATTATATAGGTCAGTTAAAGTCACAGGAACGAGAAGATTTGATGATTACATATATGTATGAAAAAGTTTCTTCTTATAAAGGAGTAGATTTAAGCAGCATAATTATTGAAAAGTCAAAATCAGAAAACAGGGAAGGTTTTTTTAAAATAAAATTTGATTATTTTGGCGAAGAAACAAAGATTGAAATAGATAGGAGGGAAATAAATGGCTGATTTTAAAATAGAAAACAACGGAATTGTTTTCCCTTTATTTTTAGACATAAAAAAAGCAATGGAACAGGAAGGAAAAATACAGTTTGGAGATGATTTTGAAATAAATCCTGAAACATCGCTTGGACAATTTTTGGAAGTATTTATATATATGCTTGAAAATCAGAGTAAACAGCTACAGTTACTTTATTCTCAAATGTGGTTACACAATAAAAATGGTGCAATTTTGTCAGCATTTGGAAGTAACTTTGGGATAGAAAGAATAAAAGGAAAATATGCTTATGGAAACTTAAACATAGAAGGAGTACCAGGTCATATAGTTACAAAAGGATTTCAAGTAAGATCTAAAAAAGGATTATTATATCAGACAGTATCAAATGTATTAATAAACAACGTTGGGAAAGCGGTTGTACAAATAAAAGCATTAGATTTTGGAGAAGAATACAATGCTTCTGAAAATGAAATTACTGAAAAAGCAACTGGAGATGAAAATGTAAGCAGAGTATATAATTCAGAAATAATCAGTGGTGGAACATTTTTAGAAAGTGATGAAGAACTAAGAGAAAGAATTTTAAATTTATCATTATCAAAAGGTGGAGCTGATATAAATGGAATAAAATCAAATTTACTTAAATTATCTCAAGTTGAGGATTGCGATGTTCTTGAAAATTCTACAGAAGAGAGAAATGAAACTTTAAAATTAGAACCTGGATATGTAAGAATTATAATAAAAGGTCTTATTGATGAAGAAGTAGCGTATACAGTTCTAAATACTATTTCTCCAGGTATTGTGACAGATGGTGATGTGGAAATGAGAGTAATAACTGATTCAAATCAAGAACGGATAATTAAATTTAAAAAAGCAACTAAAGTTGAATATGCAGTAAGAGTCAGAAATATAAAAAATATTTCAGATTATAAAAAAACAACAAAAGAAGAAATTGTAGGAAATATAATTAAAGAATCAGATAAATTTAGACTAGGTCAATATGTTAATTATGAAAAAATTCAAGCTGCAGTTTATAAAATAGCTGATCAGTTAGAAGCAGATGTAGAAATAAAGAAAATAAATGGAAACTGGTCAAAAACAGATTTAGCTATACAGCATGATGAATATAGTTTTTTGAGCATTAATAATATTGAGGTGGAATTATAATGGAAGCAAATGATTTTTTAAAGTTATGTGGGAATATAGTTGACAGAAAAGGTCAGAATAACATAAAAATTTTCAATATAATTTCTAAAGGATTTGAATTGTATGATAAACATTTTGAAAAAGTATTGTTTTCTGATGTCATTGATAAATTACTCGAAAAAGAACTTGATTTGTTTGGCTCACAATTCAAAATTTACAGAAGTGGAAGAACAGATGAAGAGTATAGAAAATTTTTAAAATTATCATTTTTATTAAGATTAGGAAGAGTTGATTTTAATTTTATTGTTAATGCTATATCCATTTTTTTTAATATTGAAAAACATAGAATACAGATTTTTGATTATAATTCTGACAAAAATATTAAAGTACGTCACATTAAATTAAGGATTTTGAAAAAAGCAAATATTCGAGAAATTATATTATTTTTAAAATCAATAAAAGCAGCAGGAATAATTATAGATTGTTGGGAAATGTTGGATGGAGAATTTTTAATAAACTGTAAAGGAGAAAAACAGAAATATATTGTTAAAAGTGATGTTAGATATGAATATGACAGACATGAATACAATCTTGATGAAATGTTGGAACTTAATGATTAAAAGGAGGGAAAAAGAGAATGCCTATCATTAAAAAATTTTTGCGAGGAGTGTATGAACATTCGAATCTATTTAAAATAAGAAATCCTTCTGTAACTGTTGGAGACAACGAAGTGAAAGAAATTACCCCTTTTAGGGGTGTTATACAGACAAGAGGTAGTGTAATAAGCTCTGATGATTTTAATGAAATGCAAAAAAACGGAGTGTATTTTGTTGAAACAGAATATTCAGAAAATTATGGTTCAGGAGTAGATGCTTATGTAATTAAAAATTTAGAAAGTGAACAAGAATTATTCGAAGGACTTAAATTGAAATTTGTAATTCCAAAAACAAATAATTTTGATAATCCAGTTGTTGTTTTTAAAAATAATAATTACTCACTTAAATTTAATGATAATGAAAATCTTAAATCTAAAAGTCTTATAAAAGACAATATAGTAAATTTAATTTATACTAGGAATTATTTTTTAATTGAGCTGATAACACAGGCATCTGAAAATACTCTTGGAATAGCAAAGCTCTATTCTAGCACAGAAGCTGAGACTGATTCTGATAGAGTAAAAGAAATAATTGAAAAAAATACAGGCAACAATGAAGAAAGTCCAGGAAAAACGAAATGGACTAAGTTATTCGAGACATTAGACCACACAAAAATTTTAACAGCGAGAGGACTTGTTAAATTTTTAAGCAAACTGTTAAAGCCCGCTGGAGAAGATGATTATGGTCTTATCAACTACAAAACAATAAAGCAGGTAAGTCCAAAACCTGATTTGAGTCCATATCAGCTGAAAACAAATTTTTGGAAATATCCTGATTCGAGTTTAAAAGTAGTAGGTACAAATGATAATGGGCATTCGTACACAGGGGTGGAAATTGAAATGTTTAATAATTTAGGGGTTTATGTTGGATCGTTCCACACAAACGGAGGGCGTGCCTATTATAAAGTACCAAATAGGAATGGTGGCAACTGGTTAGAAGTTATGGATAATATTGATATGGCGGCAAGAGACAATAACATCCAACATGCACATAATAGGATAACTGAGACATGGAACAAAACAATCGACGCATGGAACAAAGCACACGACGCACAAGTAAATAGAATATATGAGATAAGATTGGCGGGATATGTTGCAGGAACAATATATCACCATAATGTTGGGCATGAAAGAGCTGGATATGTCGTTACTGGAGTAGCGGAGATTACAGGAGATGGAGTTATTGATATCATCCAAATGAGAGCGTTACAGTTTTATAGAAATGGGCAATGGATAAACACACCGTTCGTATAAGGAGGAAAAAATGAAATTTGAAGTAAATAGAACAGAAATAAAACAACTGGAAGACGGCATGAAATATATAGCAATCTTTGATAAAGATAATAAAGACTGGTATGAAGAACTTAAGAAATTTGATAAAGATACTCTTAAAGTTATGTACAACAAAGACACTCAATTAGTCTTAAGCACAAATACAGACGCTTCAATGATAGCTCCGACTATGGTCGGAGATGTGGTAGAAGAAATAGAATATCAGGAAGTAGAAACAGCTCCTGACAACTATTTTGTTAATGGGAAAATAGTAAAATTAAAGGAATGTGAAACAATAAAAGATGGGAAAATAGTGTTTAACAGAGAAAAACGTATAGAGCAGATTAAAAAGGAACTATATGAGCTAAGACTGGAATACGATGCAGCTCCGTTTGAATTTGAAGTAAAAGGCGTTAAATATCTGCAAAATAACAGAAGTATAGACCAGTCTAACTTGACTAGAATTGTTGTCATGTGTCAGGCCATGAAAAAGACTGAGTTTGAAAACTGGAAATTTTACACAAAAGACGGCAGTGAGAAGTATATCAATCTGACATTGCAGGACATGATGAAAATGGCAAACATAATGCAAATGCACACAACTAAGGCAATGACAACAGAGACATTACTGTCGCATAATTTAGAAAATTTAACTGATAAAGAGCTTAAGGAGTATGACGCTAAATACAGATACGAAAAAGCTTACAAAAATATGTAGATTAATCGTGATAAAATCTCACGATTAATCTCACGAATAAAGGAGGTAGTATGCAGTTAGAAAAAGACAAATTATATATATCGTTTCACAAGCCAAAAAGTCTAATAGGATTTTTAATATCTGCTTGGACTTTAGGAAATTATTCGCACTGTGAGTTTGTTTATAATAATGAAGTACTTTTATCTAATCCAGGTGGAGTTAGAGAAAAACCATTTAAATATAAAAAGAACTTTGATGTATATGAACTAAACAGTAATATTAGAGCTGAAGATGTAATAGAATTTTTCAAAACAGCACAAGGTAAAGGTTACGATTACTTGGGTATATTAGGACAGTTTTTCTATGCTAGTAAAGTGCAGAATGACGACAGATATTTTTGTTCGGAATTTTGCTTGAACGCTATTGATTACGCATTACAGTTTACTCTGACTTATAAGCTTAAGTCATTAAAGGATAGAGTTGGGTATCAGTTCAATCCGAGCAAACTTTATAAATACTTAAAGGATATGGAATTGTTAAAAAGGAAGGTGGAATAGAAATGAAAGATATAAAGGAACTCATAGGAATAGAAATTACTGAGGGAGGAAGAAACTTAAAGATTACAGGAGTTGAAATTGAAGGGGAAAATATTGTTTTGACGACTGAAACAGTTGAAACAGTAGAAAAAAAGAAATTTGTATTATCTCAAAGAAGCTTAAATAGACTTGAAGGTGTACATCCAAAATTACAAACTTTAATAAAACTTGGAATAACGGACAGCCCGCATGATTTTATGATAGTACAAGGACTGAGAACTGCCGAATATCAGAACAATTTATATCAACAGGGAAGAACTAAGCCTGGTAAGATAGTTACAAACTGTGATGGATATAAAAGTAAATCTAACCATCAGGCTAAAAGTGATGGATATGGTCATGCAATAGATTTTGCAATTTATGACCCTACATTGCCTGAAAAAATTGACTGGGATAATAATAAAAAATACAGGGAAGTAGCGGACCATTTAAAAAAAGTAGCGAAAGAAAATGGAATAAACATTGTATGGGGAGGTGACTGGGTAAAATTTAAAGATTATCCACATATTGAGTTAGTTTAAGACTTGAAATTTTAAAAAATTAAGTCTAAAAAATTTTATAGACTCAAAAAATGGAAAAATTGAGTCTATAGAAAAAATGGCTTGTATATTTTGAATATAAGAGTTTTAAAATCAATTTAGGTATAAAAGGTTGTCTGATAGAATAAAATGCAAATTTGAGCCTGTCAGGTGGATTAAAATGAAAATAATATAAAATTCAAAGGAGTGATTTAAAATGACTGATTTAGCAGTAAAAATTTATGTGAGAGGAAAAATATTAGATTTTTTAAGAAAGACAATACTAGGATTAGAATTAACAGAAAAAGCAAAAACTGGAGTTGAAAAAATGGAAACTCTGCTTGATGGAATCTGGAATAAAATTGAAAATTTTATAGAAGAAGAAAAGAAAAGAGATTTAGAATGGATGCCTGATGTGATTGAAAATTTTGCAGAAGATTTAATTTCAAGTGCAATAAAAGAAGCAAAAGAATTATTAGATGTAAGAAAGCTGGCACAAGAAATATTTAATCTTGAAAGAGCAGCAAAAGTTTTATAAGCATCGAGGGGGAAATAAATGTTTTTTAAGGAAATAAGCGATTTAGGGATAATGGTTGTAATATGTGGAGTTTTTCTATACTTTTCAAAAACAATTTTTGATTATATGATTAAAGAAATAACAAAAAATCAAAAAGAAATACTTGATAAGCTGGATTATGCAGAACAGAGAAGGATATTGCTGATAACTGGAAATGAAAAACTTATTGATGTACTGAATAGGCTTGAAAGTAGATTGAGAACAGAAAAAATAACTGGAAAAGCACTTGAAGTTATATTAAATACGAAAGCTAGTCAGATTAGTTTATGTATAAAAAATGAAGCTATTGATATTATTAATAACAACAGCATTAACAAAAACTGGGATTCAATCGAAAGCGAAATGGATAATCTTTATGATGAAAAAATTTTAAAATTTCAAAAAGATTATCAAGATTTAATTGAATTTGAAATTTATTCAGAAGTTAATAAAAACTTTGGGAATGAATTATTACAGTCAAAAATAGAAATTATTTCCATTTTATCGAATTTAAAAAACTCCAAAGATGTGACAGATTACAGAATAGCGATAAGAAAAGTAAGTGCGTCAATGGACAAAACAAAAAAACATATGCAGAAAATAATAAATAATCTAATAAATTAGGGCAGTCGTAAAGATTGCCCTTCTTTTTTTATTGTAAAACAAAAAAAATATGCTATAAATTTATTTAGACAAAATCTTTTTCATGATTACCACACAATAGTCAGCTAATTTTTATAATTTCAATAAATCTTGACAAAAGTTAAAATATAAGGTATAAAGTATTAACGAAAAAATCTTTAACTCTAAGGGAGTTTTTCTAAAAATATGATATACTTAAACTAACAAAGAAAAAAAATAAGGAGGTGCTACAATGGGAAGTTACAATGCTTTAAGAATAGCTTTATATATTATAAGAAGATATATGGATCAGGTAGTTGATATATCAAATTTAAAATTGCAAAAAGTTTTATATTTTATTCAAAAAGGTTTTTTACACAGAAGAGAAAACCCTTGTTTCAATGATAGAATAGAAGCATGGCAATATGGACCAGTTGTGCCTTCTGTATACAGTATTTTTTCAGCTTCAGGGTCATCTAGTATAAAACTTTATAGCTTACTTGATGATAATTTTAATGATATAGAAAATGAAGATATTCAACTTTTAAATGAAATAATAGACAGAGATTTGAAAACAGATGTGTGGGAAATGGTAAGAAGAACTCATCAAGTTGGAGGGGCTTGGGATATTGTGTTTAATCAAAGAAAAGAGAGATTAATTCCTCTGGACTTAATAAGAAATGAGGCTTAATGGAAGAAGAAAAACTGGAAGAACTTTTAAAATTTATAGAAGAAATATCAAATGGGTATATTATTAATAAAGACTTTGATTTAAAAGATAAGAAAAAAGAGGTATTATCTAAATATTATAAAAAATTAGAATTGATATATTTTAATAATGATTTTAGAC